AAAATGGAAACAGACACGCTCTTTGGGAACTATCCAATATCGGAACTATCCAATATCTCGCGTATGACACCTAACATATCAGGGGGTCATAAACACGAGCACAAGAATAAGCGTAGATATGAGAAATCCCCCTCCTCCACATCCCCCTCCCCAACACCCCCCTCCTCACCCACCACCATCACCTTCCATGATTCAGCTACTCATCATCCTACCCCCTCCATCCAATGTGCGTCCGATGGATGGGGGGGTAGGGTAGCTTTTACTTCAGCAAGTCATCTAGAGGGTCTACGCCCTCCTCGCTCTCTTCTGAGGGCTTATCCGACAAGTCGGGTCGCCAATATCCATGACGAGCCACTTCTTCGGTGAAGTAGTAAATATCAGGCTCGGTGAGGCTGTACTTCATCTCCGCAGTAGCCTCATCTTCTTCTCCCTGAATAAAGGATAAAAGATGGTCGAGTAGTGCGGTCTGTTGATCGACATTCAGCTTCTGCCAGACATCGTTGCCAATCTCAATCACAAACTGATATTGACGATCCCCCAATACGGATAAAATGGCAGGAGCCTTTGAGGTCTTACCAAGTACAGGGTATCCGCCCTTACGGGAAGCCTTTTCTTTGAAGATGACCACAATATCATAACATATATCGGCAAGATGTGGATGGTGATTGCCCACCAACTCATTGATCTTGTCTTGGATTTCTTTGCCCGCTTTCCACTTCTCGCTAGCCATGTTTTATCCCTTAAGTGAAACAAGAGAGAAGACCGCCTTCGCTCTTATGTCCCACATTATACAAACCCCTACTTCGAGAACAAACTATCCAATAGCCGTTGTGCCTTATCCCTGAGTTTTCCCATTTTGTGACTCAGCCGAAAGCGTTTATCTAGCTTCCCATACTCCCATTCCAGCTTCCTCCACTTCCGTATCGTCCACTTCTTAACGGATAAGTACAGGATAGTGGATTGCTCCCACTTCTCAGCGGCTAGTGCGGACATTTCGTGTATCCATAGCTCGATGAGAATAACGAGATAAAGCACAAAAGAGGGATTTCGTAATAAGTACACGCGAGCAAACATGGTCATTTGCTCTTCTGTGTACTCATGCTCCGAGTCGAGTACAGCTACAAGGTTTCCGTCTTTTTCTATGATCAAGACGATATTTTCTAAGGGTGTATCATCCTGCCCTTCATCCTGCCCCTCAACCTGCCTCTCAACCTGTTCTTCACTCATATTGGATACTCCTGTATAAGAACAACTAGGAGTATCCGATAAAGGGATTAGCAGGTAGCCTGAGCAATCGCCATGGAGAAGGCGTTGATGGCATCCCTGAACTGCCCCTCCGTCATGATCTGACCACGAGGCGAGCCAGCGATGCCGTCATGACCACCTGCAAGGTCACCCCAAAGGGACTGAACAATATGCCGACAAGAGACATTCTTAATCGGATCGGCAAGGGAGATGGTGACAGAACCCATCTTCTCATTAAACGCAACCACACCGAGACCGACCTCCCCATTAGGGTCACGGTAGAGGTGGTTCGTAAAGTTATCTGCCCTGCGGACAACCACACCAAACGGAGTCGTGGTCACCCAACTCTTCAGGTTGAGGTCATCTTGGGCTTGGATAAACTTCACGCCGATCTCAAGTTCGTCCAACCCACCTGAGAGAAGGTTTGAAACAAACTCAAACGCCTTTTCACAAAACTCCGTCACATCAGAGTTTTGATCCCTAGGCGTATTGAGGCGATTGGTCTGAAGCCAAGCCCCGATAGCCGAGGCGAGCGGGAAGTAAGAGGAAGAGGGGTCAGCCTTGTGCCACCCGAGCGTATCAATCCCCTCCACATAACTCCAAAACCCCTCAAAGCCTTGAGTGAAGAACTGAGCATACTTGCCCGAAGCCCTCATAAGACCACCAAGGGTATCGGCATCAATATGACTGATCAGAGCCACATCATTGTCCTCAAGGACAGGGATATGGGTGTCGTTACAGGGAGCGGGCTGCTCCCCGCCGATATGTCTACCTGCGTACTTGGAACCAAAAGGTTGGTGATGGGCGGCGGTGTAGACCGACCCCTCCGCCACCCAAGAGCCGTACTCCGCTTCAACGGTGAGGGTGGGGGGGGTATCGAGGCTGAGGGTATCGGCGGCGAGTTGAGCGGTAGGGGCGAGGATAACGATCATGTCAGGTTCCTTTTTAAGGGAGGGAAAAGGGTCACACCTTACTAATACTGAGTTATCCGTGTTGGGATACTCTATCTCAGGTAGTATCTGAAAGAATAACCGAACAATGAAAGGATTAGGGACATAGATGAGCAACTTCTTGGATAAAAAGGTCTGTATATATGGCGATGATATTGGAGGTGTTGCGGTCATTCAGCACATGGGGGAAGATATCACCCCTGTCAATGCTGCAAGAGCCAGCCTTGATCAGTTCTCAACCGAGATGGGAGACAAAGAAGTCAAACTATCCAAATTCTTGGTTCGAGAAGGTCACACATCCACGGCGGAGCATAATCTTCTGACATTATGGATAAAAGTGCCGATGTTTGTGGCGAGGCAACACATGAGACATCGCACCATGAGCTATAACGAGATCAGCCGTAGATACACGAGCGAAAAGATAGAATTCTATCTGCCCAAAGAGCTGAGACAACAAGACACCAAAAACAGACAAGCGAGTTTGGATCAGACCTTTGATCCTTTGATCGGTGATTTATTGACTGCCACCCAAGCTATCCATGTACAAACGGCTAATGCCGCCGCTCTGTATGAGGAAATGATCTCTAGTGGAGTAGCAAGAGAACAAGCCCGCATGATCTTGCCTCAAAACATCTACACCACCTATTGGGCTACTGCTAATCTCCACAATTGGATAAACTTCATCTCTAAAAGAGACCACCCCGATGCTCAATGGGAAATGAGGCTGTTAGCTAAAGAAATCAGCCGTCAAATCAGGGGTATTTGGTCGGTCGCTCATTCTAACTATGTCTCTTACGGCAAGATCAATAACCCCGACAACTAAACACCTAACATCACACCCCAAAGGGGAATGTGAGGTTTTTCTTAGCCCCTCACCGCCGCAATCAGGGTGATCTCAGCCATATTAAAGCGGTTAGAACTGCCATCCCTAAGAGCTTCCTGAAGCAGCTCAATGACCTCAGGGTCTCCATCGTTCTGTTCTAAAATAGCAAGACCTGTTGATGGTCTACCCCCATTTACTGAGAACAAAGACTTCTGCCAAGAGTAGCGGCTGCCAGCGGTTCTGCCGCTAGAGGTCTTACCCTCAAGACGGGCAACGCGGGCTTCGAGGCTTCTTAAAACTTCTGACGCGGTTCTTCTGATCATGATTGTCACTCCAAGAGATTAATAGATAGATTTATCCATTCTCCCTTGGAGGGACCGATAAAAGGATTATTAGGCTAAGAGAGACGATCACGCAACCTAGATAAGCGGGTAGTGGTGTTGGCATTCATTACACACTTAATCATAGCCTCTCGCTCACCCACCAAATAGACCTTAATCTTTGCCCTTGTGATGGCAGTATAAAGCAGACTCCGCAGTAATAGATTGTTCCCATGTTCAACACACATGGGCATAATAATTGTGTGATATTCCTGCCCCTGTGCTTTATGCACGGTGGTCGCATATGCCAATCTCAACAACTTGGATATTTCATCCAAGGGTAAATCCAAGCGTTGATCCACGACACCTTTAAGGATAACTTCGATGCTCGTTTTGTTTATGCTCAAAATGCGTCCAATATCGCCATTATAAACGCCCAAATCATAATCATTGCGGGTTATCATAATCTTGTCTCCCATCCGATATGTCCCGCTACCAATCTGTAAAGATTGACTCAGTTTAGTGCTAGGGTTCAAGACGCTACGCAGTTCTTTATTCAGACTTGTGACACCCAATAATCCATGATGCGTTGGACTCATCACATGAAAGTCCTCCCCCTCTAGGTGCAACTCCCTCGATAAATCCAAAATCTTATCCAATACAGCCTGTTGATTATAAATCTCGATAAACTCAAAGTCGGCATCAGGCTCAGGTACTTGTCCTGCGTGTATCTTATGTGCGGCTAAAGTTACTCCTGACCCCTCCCCCTGTCGGAAGACTTCGGATAAATGCACACGAGGTATCCGAGACGAGTTCAGTAAATCAGCTAAGACAAAGCCAGCACCTACAGGAGGAAGCTGTGCAATGTCTCCGACCAAAATCACCCTACATCTCTCCGAGATGCCACACATCACTCTCCACATTTGGTGCAAATCCACCATAGATGCTTCGTCTATAATCACTACGCTCTCTGCACGAGGGTTTTGTCGATTGTGTCTCCATATCTCAGCACTCGGGTCTAAACTCGATGCCACATCCGTAACAATCTCTCCCTCCACCTTCTTTACTCCCTCATAATCCGAAATACGACCCTTTTCGTCTTTTGTCCCACCTGCACCAAATGCCCTGTGTATGGTCATGCACTCCATACCCGTCAAAGAGCCTGCCCTCTTCGCCGCTATGCCCGTTGGGGCTACCAATAACACCTTCTCCCCTTGTGCCTCTAAACACCGACACAAAACGCTCAATATTGTCGTTTTACCCGTACCGGGTAAGCCTGTCACTATCGACACCGCACTCTCCAAACCTAACCTCACAGCACTCAATTGTTTATCCGTTAGGGCAAACCTTGAATGACTCCTTATTTCAGCCTCCGTCAATCGCTTCGATGAACCTCCCAATACGCTCGCTACGCTCACAATATCATGCCTTATCGGAGATAACACCTCCTTAGCTACCTCCACCTCCATCTTGTGATAAGACGGCAAATAAAGAGCGTTCCCACCCAGGGGCAACTTCTCCACCACCACACGAGCAGGAACATTCTCCTTCATCGACTTGATCGCTTGTGCAATCTCCTGCGGATTATCCAATCCCGTCAACAACCCCACATCTCTAAATACTGCCCCCGTGTCCAAATACGATTGTCCATTCCCCACACCCTGCAACAATGACCAAAATACACAACCCTCTATCCTATTCCTGTCACTCGGATTGTAGTCCTTACCCAAAAAGGTGTTCGCTATAGCGTCCACAGCCTGAAAACCCAATCCCTTGTACACCAAGCACCAAGGATTACGCCTCACCATCGAGGGATCAGCCTCCACCTCTTTCCATATGCTGTTCACCACCGCAGGGGGTACACCAGCCTCCGTCAAACAAGATAACACCTCCAAACTCTCCGATAAACCACTATCCGACCAATCCATCCATTGTGTTAGGGCATTACCCCTCAGGTAACTCGGATTGATCGGATTCCTCACAACCTCCAACACCGCCTTACCCGTCTTTTTATCCAAAACCTCCTTACACGAAAAGGTTAATACACCCCCCACAGACGCAGGCCCTGCTATCTTACCCTTAACCACAATAGGATAAGTCTCACGCTCACCCGCAACCATGCACCTTAAAACATGATAAGGGGGATTGGCATATATTGATCCAAGTATCTTCGCTACGCAGTACATAATCTGACTGCCTCCTTTCTTCTCCACCTCCTCTTATAGAACCCCAACACACACAACCTCCAAAGACTAAACGCTCAATAAACCCTAAAACAACCACCATAAACCTTAACCCCTACCACACCCCTACCCATAGCCCTTAAACACTTAAATAGACCCATCTGAACGCTCAAAACAATAAAGCCTCTTTACCCCCCCTAATAACCCAACCCATGATTCCCTTTTCTCTCAGTAGGGCTTGGTCGATTTCTTTTTCACTAGGTTTCCCTAGTGGACTATAGACACCTAGAACCTTATCCATCAGTAAGGTTTTATCCGTTTATCTTCCATCAGTAGACCGAGAACCTTTTGATCTATCTCTCAGTAGGTTCTTAGATACCTGATCCCTCTTATCCGACTGATCCCTCTTATCCGACTGTAGATTCTTTAGTCTAGCTTATCCGTCTTTAGACTTCTATCAGTAGGTTCTATCTCTAGGTTCTTGTCTCAGTAGGTTCTTTCTATCTATCTCTCAGTAGGTTCTTATCCAACCACCAATCTTATCCATTCTTCAGTAAGTTTTATTTCTCTTATCTTCGCTTATCTCTATTATCTTATCTCTCTTATCTAGAGTAAGACTTACTACAACAATAAGTCTTCTTAGCTTGAAGTCTCTAGGAGACATCTTACTGAGTCTTACTTACTCAGTAACTTATCCGTAGCTAGTAACTTTATCCGTAGTTGAGTTGATTGTTGTTGAGTAGGTTTTCTAGTAGTAGGTTGTTGAGTATGGATTGAAGTTGTTACCTGAGTACTAGTAGAAGCTGAAGTATGGATAGTTGTAGGTAGGGGAGTTGTAGGTAGGGGAGTGATAGCTGATAGGGGAGTAGTAGTAATCGGAGTATAGGTTGAAGTAGGGATTATTGTAGTAGAGGTTATAGTAGAGGTTGTTGCAGTAGTAGTAGGTTGAGTAGTTGGTTGAGTATTAGTTGGGGTTGTTTGAGTATTAGTAGTTGTTGATTGAGTTGTAGTAGTTGTCGGTTGAGTTGGTTGTTGAGTTGGTTGTTGAGTTGTTGGTTGTTGAGTTGTATTGGATAGTTTGTTTGTATTTATTGGCTATAGTCCTTAGACGATACTTCGTATCCGTCTTAAGTCCTATTCCCTAGAAGCTCTAGTAGAGCTATCTATCTCTTATTGGTCTTCTAGAAGAAGAAGTACTTACTAGTAGTAGTAGTAAGAGATACATAACTAGACTGATCAATATCCTAATGGATAAGATAGTAGTTAAGAGGGTACTTATCCAAGACCATACTTATTGGATAAGAGAGGACAACTAAAGAAGACAGGGTTTAGTAGGTTGTGTTCTTTAGAGGGTGGATAAAAGACGGATACGGAGTAAGAGACTAGATGGTGGTCATAAAGACCAAAGACCTCTAACGGAAGTAATTAGAGCCATCCATCTCCCTAGGGGCTGTTTGAAACTTGTCGTTAAGTGACAGGTGTCCTTAAGCCTCAGCGTATGAACAGAGATTATGGGTTCGCTAAGAGCGTATCAGAAACTGACATATCCCTCTTAGTGGGAGTTACCCATAGCCTAGTCGAAACCTAAAGGGTATCCACCCCCTTCAGGTTAGCGATGGTTAGATTTCAAAGAGTCTAGCCGTTCGTGACTTGGCTACGCCTTAGGGGACGATCCCTAAGTGAACTTGTAGACACTTATACAAAGAGATTTGCTCTATTGCAAGGGGGAGGGTGAGGGTTTGCTCTATAAAGAGGATTACAGGGGCAATTAACCCCCTTAAACGCGAACTACAGCCGCCGCATCCTGCGTCGCTCTGAAAGGAGTCTAGAGTGATAGTGATACATCATGGTTTGGGAGTGGAGAGAGGACTAGGTGATCTTTTGGAGGGCAGGACACTAGTGAGACCGCCGTACAAAGACTTGAAGGCAGAAGAGATAAGAGACTTGGTGGAGGCTTACAGCCAAACCTGGCCCCATCGGAACGCGACTCTGCTAGCGGGTCCTTTGGACGAGGCTAATCCATCTACATTGGATATCCTTCTAAAGCGTATTGAAGAACCCTATGTTGGTGCTCCCGATCTAATCCTTTGGGCTCATGACTATGGATCAGTCCCTGAAACTATCCGTAGTCGTTGTGGAGAGAAATATCATTTTGCTCCTCCCTCTCGGCATCGTCTTTATGATGAAGGTGAGCGTTTATTTGAGGCTCTATTGAAAGATGATCTAGTGGGGGTATGTGGGGTAGTGGGTAGCCTCACAAAAGAGGATTACAGGGGGATTTTGGAGGCGTTATTGGAAGTAAGTGTAAAGAGAGGGGAGTTGAGATTTTATACGGAGGAGTTAAAGAGGTTGTTGAGGCGACCACAGATAACGCAGGTGTCGCTGTATGGACACTTCTTGGGACTAGACCCTTATTGAACGGAGACACACACATGATAAGAGTGATTTATGGGTCATCGGAAGATTGGATAACTCTTCGTGTGGGAATGATAGTGGAAGAGCAACGCTCAAAGGGTAATGAAGTGCGAGTAGTAGATGGCAAGACGCACACGGAACAAGAAATATCAACTGCCCTTGAACATGGACTCTTCGACACCGATCCTCTATTCGTGGTTATCCATAATCCGACAAAACTTAAAAAGTTAGCTTCGATATTGGATAGTGTGGGAACAGGAATAGAAGTGTTGGTGGTTCAGTCGAATGATAGGCTTCCGAAAGCCCTAGAGTCTTATCAGACGCTGAAACTAGATGAACCGAAGTACGACTCAGAAAAAAAAGAATGGGCGAGCAAGTTCTTAATGGATATTATTGAGAAGTCGGGTTATGAAATAAAGGCGAATTTGGCACTAGCCGTGGTGAAGCGAGTGGGGACGGATTTGGGGGTATTAAGATGGGAGGCGAAAAAATACATGATGTGTGTGGAACAGGGTAAGAAAGAAATAACACCTCAAATTGTGTCAGGGTGTATATCTGAACTGAGCGAAATACAAGGGACGGAGTTGGTTGAGGCTGTCGCCATGGGCGACATGAAGCACTTTCTAAAAATCTGTACACGCATCGAAACCACATCTTCCACAGATCAAACCATGTCGGTCTGTAATGGATTGTTGCTCTACAATCTAGTGCAATGGATAGATGTCGGTTTAAGACTAGAGAGTAAGCAGACTGCCACAAGGATAGCGGAGGATTTGGGTAAAAATCCTTGGTTCATAGAGAACATGATCATCCCCAAAGTAAAGCGAATTGGGGTAAAACGGATAAGGCAGTTACTGCGTCATTTATATTGGTGTGAGGACAATGTTAGAAACGGCGGCAGAGAACCTTGGGTAAAGTTCAAGGCGGGAGTGGTCAAGGTTTTTAGTGCTTAAATAAGACCGAGCTACACACTAAATGGGCTAGTCACCCAATCCCACTCACCGACTTGCTTGAGCCTCAGGCAAGTCGGTTTTCTTTTATGACCCCACAAGGAGCCTCTAAATGGATACTTTCCATTTTTCTCAACACGCGAAGTCACTATTGGATAGTTACTATTTGAAGGAGGAAGATACTTCAGCCCTACAGGCATTCAAAAGAGCGGCTTACGCTTTTACGCCGAATAAAGAACTAGCCGAAAGGGTCTATATCTACGCCACCAAGGGCTGGTTTATGTTTTCTTCTCCGATACTATCCAATGCAGAAGGACAGGGTATGCCGATATCCTGTTTTCTTACTTATGTCCCCGACTCAGTAGAAGGTCTTATTTCTCACACAGAAGAACTGAGATGGATGAGCGTCTTGGGAGGCGGAGTGGGAGGACATTGGTCAAGTGTCCGTTCCGTATCCAATAAGTCTCCGGGTCCGATTCCATTTCTCAAGACCGTGGACGCTGATATGGGTGCCTACAAACAAGGCTCTACTCGTAAAGGCTCTTATGCCGCCTATTTGGATATTTCTCACCCCGATATTGTGGAGTTCTTAAACTTAAGAGTTCCCACGGGGGGAGACACCAATCGTAAGTGTTTTGTTCTGAACAACGCGATCAACATCACCGATGCGTTTATGGAACAGGTCTTCAAGGGAGGGACATGGGACTTGAAAGACCCCAAGAGCGGTGAAATAAGGGACACACTTAACGCGAGAGAGTTATGGCAACGCATCCTAGAAGTAAGGTTCAGGACAGGGGAACCTTATCTTAACTTTATCGACACAGCGAACCGCCATCTTCCACAGCCCTTGAAGGACAAGGGTTTGAGGATAAACGGCTCCAACTTATGTAACGAAGTCCATCTCCCAACGGCACCCGACCGCTCTGCGGTGTGTTGTCTTTCTTCTCTCAATCTTGAGTATTTTGATGAGTGGAAGGACACCACGATAGTCGAGGACTTGATCGAGTACCTAGACGATGTGCTTCAGTACTTCATCGACAACTGCCCCAAACAACTATCCAAAGCTATCGCTTCAGCCAAAGCTGAAAGGTCTTTGGGATTAGGCACCATGGGTTTCCACTCCTACCTTCAAAAGAAAGGGGTCGCTTTTGAATCCATGTGGGCAACTATCCAAAACAGAAATATCTTTAGCCACATCAAAGAGAGAGCTGTGGCTTCAAGTAAGAGACTTGCCCAACTCAAGGGTGAATATCCTGATGGATTGGGTAGTGGACTGAGAAACTCTCACCTACTCGCCATCGCTCCTAATGCCAACTCCGCTATCATATTGGATACTTCTCCCTCAATCGAGCCATGGAAGTCTAATGCGTTCACACACAGGACAAGAGCGGGGTCGTTCTTACAGGTCAATAAATATCTCAAAGCCCTCTTGGAAACTAAAGAAGGCATAAATGTCGAGGAAACTATCCAAGATATTACGCTCAAACAAGGAAGCGTTCAGCATCTTGATTGTCTCAGTCCTCAGGAAAAAGAAGTCTTTAAAACCGCATTTGAAATAAACCAAATGTGGGTTGTTGAACACGCAGGTGTCAGACAAGAATGGATTTGTCAGGGACAATCCGTAAACCTCTTCTTCCCCGCTGGCTCTGATGTCAACTATGTTAATGCCGTACATCTCTCCGCTTTTAAGAAAGGCTTAAAAGGACTTTATTACCTACGCACCTCCGCAGGTGTTATCGCTGATAAAGTATCCGAAAAGGTTGAGCGTAAAGCACTCAAAGAACAACTAGACGAATGTCTTAGCTGCCAAGGCTAACTAAACAATCACACACACATCAGGACTATCCAATATGAGTCTCACCGAACCTAGCCTCACCTACAAGCCCTTTAAGTATCCATGGGCCATGCAGTACGCAGAAGAACATGAGAAAATCCATTGGGGGTCTTGGGAAGCCAAACTTCAAGACGATGTAAACCAATGGAAATCAGGTCTCATGACGCAGGAAGAAAAACAACACATCACTCAGATTTTACGGATATTCACTCAGAGCGATGTAGCGGTCGGCGGGAACTATTGCTCAACCTTTATCCCTGCGTTTCCCAATAATGAAGTGCGGAATATGTTACTCACTTTTGCCAATCGGGAAGGAACACACCAAAGGGCTTATGCTCTCTTGAACGACACTTTAGGTATGGCGGAGTCCGAATACTCCCTGTTCCTAGAGTTCAAAGAAATGCGAGATAAAATCGAATTCATGACCCAAGCTCCCGCAGGACTATCCAAGAAATCTCACCTCGCTTTTGAACTCGCTCGCTCCGTCTGCAATGAAGGCATGAGCCTCTTCTCGGCTTTCGTCATGCTTCTCAACTTCCAACGCTTTGGGAAAATGAAAGGTATGTGCGAAATCGTGGAATGGTCTATCCGAGATGAGTCCGTCCATGTAGAAGGCATGACCAAACTTTTCCACACCTATATTGAGGAAAATCCAAAAATCGTTAAAGATGATCTCAAACGATTCGTCTACACCAATTATGAGAAAGCTGTTGAACTCGAAGATGCTCTCATAGACCTCGTGTTCCGAAATGTCCAACTACAAGGACTTGAAGCTACCGAAGTTAAAACCTATGTCCGATACCTCGCGGATAGACGATTACTCCAACTCGGACTCAAACCCATCTTCAAGCAAAAGGATAATCCACTCAAATGGCTCGATTGGATCGTAAGTGGTGATTCGTTCAAGAACTTTTTTGAGGGTGTCGTATCCGACTACAATAGTAATGGGCTTTCGGGGAATTGGGATTGGAGTGACCTTTAATAATCCCTTTATATTCTCTCCAAGGGAGTATTGGATAAATCCCTATCCATTAATCCTTTGGAGACCCTGATCATGATAAGAAGAACCGCAGGTGAGATTTTAAGAAGCCTTGAGGCTCGCGTTGCCCGCCTCGAAGGTCGTACCAAGACCGCTTATGGTCGCCCCGACAACTACGATGCCCGCGACACAGGCGAGATGAGAGATGATCGCTATGAGCCTTATGATGATAAGCGTGCCGAGCGTGCCGAGGACATCTTTTTTAGCGTTGTTGATGCCCTACAGGACTTTGTTAGACGCAGCACCAAGAGCATTGAGGCTTGGGCTGAAGAAAATGACTACGGGTCTTACGATGGAATGAGGGGCATTAAGATGGTAGAAAAAGATATTAAGCGGAAAATATCCGAAGGTTGGGATAGGAGAGATTTGGTCCGCTACTTTCTACTCGCTGAAGAAATTGATCCTAGGACGGATGAAGATGATGCTCTCCGTGAGATGGCAAAATTAGTAGCGAGGAATAGACGCTAATTAATAATCCTTTTATATTATCTCCAAGCGTGAGTATTGGATAAATCCCTATCCATTAACCCGATATTGGAGACTTGATCATGAGAAGAAGTGCTGCTGATGTTATCCGTCACCTTGAAGGTCGGATTGCTGACCTTGAAGGTCGTACCGCCGCCCTCGGTTTTAAGAGTCGCCCCCTCCCCAAGGATAGAGATTGGAGGGATGATCGCATACCGCAAGTAGATTATGCATACACTCCAGGGCCTGCGGATGTTAGCCGTCCTATTAGGAATGACTTTACCGACTTACTTGAAACTTCAGGGCTCATGTTGGCGGGGATAACCGAGTGCCTTTTGGTTATAAACAAAGGGATCAGAGAGGTGCAAAATAGCACATCTCTGAATGTTGAGTATGGTAGAAAAGATTACTTAGAACAACTTAACGCTGTTGTAAGTCTTATGACAAATTTTAAGAAGGACACTTTGTCGATGAAGAAAGCTGTAACCGAAGCATATTCTTCGTTGGATCACGCGGCGTCGCAGTCTCAGCAGCCTAATATTACGGCTGTGCCAAAGAGCCCCGCTCGTAGGTGAGAGAACATTAACTTTCAGGGCGGGGGGATAAGAAACTGATCCTTTCCGCAGGGATAAAAAGAAACAGCCCCTTATCTGAGATTGGATAAGGGGCTGTTTCTTTTTATCCTCTAAAGGGTGTTGTCTTACTCGTCATCTTCCCCGAACATAGCGTCAAGCTCGCTCAAGGCATCAGCGGCATCATCAGTTAACTCGACACCACTAGAACCAAGAGTCCCTGCTTCGGGTTCGTTCTTCTTGGCTGTAAGGAAGGGTTTAACCTGAGCGAACATATAATCGAGCCAATCGTTGGGCATATTAGCTCTAAAGCCTTCAAGACCTTGACCTCTAACTTCACCCTGCGGTCCCATCCAAGAGAACCAAGCACCCTTTTTAACTACGATATTTGTCGCGATAGCCAAATCCAATACCGTCCGCTCATTATCGACACCCTTACCCGACATCAGATAAAACTGAGCCTCATGCTTGTACGAGTCGGACACCTTGCACTTATCCAATGCGGCTTTAACGATATTGCCCTTAACGGACTCAATCATCTTGTTCTGTAAGCCGTCCCATTCCTTACCCTTGTCTTTACCAATAACGGTCAACATGATCTTGAGAGTGGAATAGAAAGTCCACGCTTGACCACCTTGAGGTTTTTTGGTGGGTCCTGCTCCAAACCCCGGCATACCACCAATCGCCTCACGCAACTGAGAAATACCAATCACCGCAGTATTGGATACTGCAATAACACGCTTAAAAAGAGGCAAGAACTGAGACCATTGACGAGCCAACAAACCAACACCACCCTGCTCTCCTGCTTCCTTCTTAAACATCGCTTCGGGTACACCCGCACCAACTGAGTCCACCACAATTAAATCCACACCTGCATGAGCAAACTTCACCATCAACTTGAAGCCCTGCTCAAGCGTCTCAGGCTGAAGCAAAAGAAAACGCTGTTTATCCGTTACAGGTACTCCCAACACAGAAGCATAACGAGGTTCAACCTCGTTCTCCCAATCTATGTACACACAAGTCCCCCCCTCCGCACAAACGCTCGCCGCTGTCTGCAACGCAATCGTGGTCTTGCCCGCTCCCGCCATACCGTAGATGTTCGTAATCCGTCCTCGCGGAATACCCGGACACGGACGAACACCCTGTGCGTTTTCCTTACCTCCAATCAGATAATCAAGTGCCACCGACCCTGTTGAAATGTGAGGCATTGAACTTGTCAATGATGCAGGGTCTAGCTCCACAAGGGAACTATCCTTAGTTCCCTTCTCAACCTCTTTCAAGGTTCCCATCAAATCCGCTCGCTTATTCAGGGCTGTCGCTACGCCCTCTGCCTTCTTCGTGCTTATCGCCTTACTCATTATCCGCTCCATGAGTGTTAGAGGGCTCCACAATAGAACCCTGTGCCTCGGTTGTTATAGGATTACTCGACCACCTAAAGTAACGATCATCTTCTTTATGCGTCAGTCCCATACGCTTTACCCTACCTGCCTTCTTACCCTGAACATACCTCTCTAAATCCGTAAAATGCTTCCTCTCTAAATCGGATAAATCAGCAATCTCTATCTTCCCCTCCACCAACTGCCAAAATCTCCCCGCTGTCCTCCCTACCCAATACGCATCTGCCTGATGGTGATTCCACCCCTTCGCCCCTTGACCATCTGTCGCCTTCTTCGCAGCCTCCACCATATCCGCCTTCTGCATCTTCCAACCCTTCGGTCTATTCAAATACATATGTGCGTGAGCCTTTACCTGATTCGGCGTTAAATACACCGTATCCAATCCCTCCAACATCAACGCCTCATTCGAGTAGAGAAATAATCCGTACATACCCTCTGAGTACAAGTCGTTGAAAATGGGAGACTCAATACCTACCCTCAACTCCACTTTCGGATACTTGCTTCGGATAGTCTGAACCACCTTTCTCAGACCCTCTCTCAAATATATGTACCTCTCCACAAACACCATATCCGCCTCTGTTCCCATCATCCCTTTATCCAAATACTCCCCCTCATCCGTTATTAACACCCAACCAAAGTTTCTCAGCGATGGGTCTAATCCAAGTATCATCTTCTCACTCCTGTTCTCAGCGGTTCATCCACCACCCCCTTATGAATTATCCGAAAATCAGAAGTCAAAGATTGAACACATACCCCCACGCTTATCTTCCGTTTTCCCCACACCCGCCTCAGACTTGATCTCCGTCCCGATAGGGCTCCAATGCCTGATCCGAGCCTCACATATCCTCGCGTACTCAGGCTGTAACTCTATCCCCACAAAGTCATGTCCAAGACGAGACATCGCACACCCCGTAGTTCCACTCCCTAAGAATGGGTCTACCACTAGCTTGTGCGTACCTATGTCCCTCGCACACCACTCCATCACATCTATCGGCTTCACAGTCGGGTGGACATTCTTACGCTTCTTCATAACCCCCTCTTCATTCTCTTCTCCCTCCTCTCCCTCTAAGGTGGTTTCATTCTGATCCTCAAAGTTATCCAATCCCGCCTCCCTCTCAGAGCGACTCGCCTTCGACCCGTAGAAGAACCCCGAACCCTCCTCCGCCACATAGATCGCGTCTCTCACCTCGAAGCCCTTGTCCTCAAGCTGTATAACACCCTTGTATCCAATCGGGGAGATGTCATCAGGGATAAGAACGACATGGGCACCAGGCTTCAGTATCTTTAGGATATTTTCAGCCTGTTCTTCGGTGGGCTCACCTAAAAGGATAATCCCATGCACCATCGGCTCAAAGGTTGAGGATAACTCGTCATCCCCCACCTCCTTGAGGTATTTGTCGATGTCAATATCCTCGGGACGGGACACCAACACACACGCATCCTCAATCGGAGGCGTAATCATCTTTAAGAAGTAGTCGATCATGCTCATGATTTAATCCTTTCGCTCTTGTTGAAACTGCATGAAGTACCTAGACACATCCCCGCTTTGAGTATCCATCTCTTTAAGAGGACACCCCTCGACACAATCTGAATCACAGCCATCTGAGTGTGAGAGGATAAAGTTGGCGGGCCACCTACCACTAGGCTGTTCATATTCTCCTGCTCTACCTCTCTCAAACCGCCAATTTTCTTTCCCATCATGTCTCTCATGGGGCTTTCTTGCATAAGCCCCCCCATTAAGACTATCAGAGG